GCTACGAGCCTGCGATCCTTGCCCGAAAGCCATTAGAGAAGGGCTTATCAGTCGCTGAGAATGTATTGAAGTACGGCACAGGGGCGATCAATATTGATGCTTGTCGCTTTGCATATGGCGATCCGTGCTGGGTGGGGCCGCAGGAGGAATGCAAAAAAGGAAAAATGCCTTCAGATAATCGGATATATGGTCAATTTGGGACAGAGGGAAAAGAAGACTGGATTCCTACTGATCAAGGAAGATGGCCCGCCAACATCTATCAATGCCCGAAAGCATCGAGATCCGAGCGTGAGGCCGGCTTAGAGCATTTGCAAGGCAAGTCAGGCGCTGAGGCTGTCGATCGCAACGAAGGATCTGCCGGCCTCGATAACCCAAGAGCGGGCGCAGGGAGAACGGCGGATCATGTTAAAAACTTCCATCCGACAGTCAAGCCGATCGGCGTTATGCGCTGGCTTTGTCGATTGATTACGCCTCCAAATGGAACAGTGCTCGATCCGTTCTTAGGATCTGGAACAACGGCCGTGAGTGCGTGTCTTGAAGGCTTCGACGCTATCGGATGCGAGATGACGGAGGAGTATTATCCGATCATTGAGGGCCGGATCGAGTGGGCGAAGCGCGAGAGGGAACATGGGCCGAAAGAGTAAATTTACAGACAAGTATCGACGAAAGATCCTCGAAGCTACAAGTCTAGGATGCACAAGAGCGATCGCTTGCAAATATGCCGGCATTTCGGAGTCTATCCTGTACGACTGGATGAAACGAGGACGCGAGGCGAAAAGCGGCGCTTATTTTGATTTTTACGGAGAAATGCAACGGGCGGAGGCAATGAGCGCGATTCGTGCGCTCTCAACGCTTCACACGGCAATGAGTGACGGCGGGACTGAGGCGGTGCGCGCTGCATCGTTTTTGTTGGAGCGTCGCCACGGATACAACAAACAAGAGAAGGCTCCGGTTGAAATCACGATTAATCATGATACATTGGATGTCCCTAGACTGTTAGAGGAGGTACGGCAACAACAAGAGAGGCTCCGGCCGATCGCGTTGCCCGTGATCGATCTTGACGAGGAGTAAGGACATGCTGGAAGAAGACGACTGGATCCTGATGTGCGTTGCGCTCGCTATGATCGGGATCGTCTTGCTACTGGTCGCGATGACAAATGGATAGAAAGCTTCTCATTCAGTATCTAGAGACTTCCGCAAAGGTCGAAGAGATCGCGCGATCGTTTCCGCTTGCTGTCTCGCAACTATGGGAGCCGCACTGCTGCCGATGGGATGGCAGGGCCGGACAGTCGGAGCGCCTGCGGGGGTGCGGTGGCAAAATGAATGAGATTCATAATGACATGTATCATTGCCCAACCTGCAACATAACTGAGCACCGTACAAGCCAAAGAAGGGCCGTTCTGAGCCTCGGAAGCGAAGCAACGTTGATCAGTGGTGGAAATAGATCGGGAAAGTCCGAGGCGGGCTGCATGCTCGCTGTGGCAACTGCCGCCGGCCGTGGTGAATGGTGGGTGCGTGAGTGGCTACGCCTCAACAACCTACCAGACGATCTTGTGCCTGCTGAGCCGTCCGAGGTCTGGGTGAGTGCATTGAGCTACGGCGATGCGCTGACATATCTAAGACCGAAGATCGAGAAGTACTGCCCCGCAAATGCCAAGTATATTCGCTGGAGAGCACAAGATCGAGCGAGTGTATTGTTTCCGAACGGCGGCAAGATACTCTCAATGTCGGCGGATGCAGGCCGCGAGAAGTTCCAGGGCGGGGCCGTCTCTCTGGTTGTCTTGGATGAAGAACACCCACAGCCAATCTTCGACGAGAGCATGCTTCGTTGTATCGACAATCGCGGACGTGTCGTGCTGACGATGACGCCGCTTCTCGGGATTACTTGGCCGCATGATATCTTCTTCGAGAATCCCCAGAACGGATATACACAATACGCAATTAGCGGACTGGATAACCCCTGGATCTCCTCCGTCAAACTGCGCAAAGCAATCGCGCATATGAGCGAAGAGAGCCAAAGAACGCGACTATTCGGAGACTTTACCAATCAGCAGGGCGTTGTTTATCCTGAATTCAAAAGAGCAATACACGTTGTCGATTCGTTCGATCCGCCGGCGCACTGGCCACGAGATCGGAGTATCGACTTCGGAGTGCGCAATCCTTTTGCTTGTCTCTACTTTGCACACGATGAAGAAGACGACGTGCTGCACGTATACGATGAATACTACGCAACCGAACGCACGACAGTAGAGAACGGGCGCATACTCAACAATCGAGATCCCAGCTCCCGCTTCCGCTGGACTGTCGCCGATCCTGAGAGCCGCGACGGACGGCTTACACTGTCGCGTGAGTGCTCCATTGAGACACGCACAGCGCCCAAGCATATCGGCGTAGTAGAGACGATCAACTGGGTAAAGGAGCGGCTTGCGCTCGACGCTGAGGGCCGGCCGCATCTTGTAATTCATTCCAACTGTAAAAACCTTCTCCGTGAGTTTCGTCTATATCGCTGGAAAGGCGGAGGCGGCAAGGATACACCAATGAAAAAAAATGATCATGGTCTTGACTCTTTGCGCTACGAAGTGTCATTTTTGAAGCGATTCCTGATGCATCAATGAGGACGATATGAAGCAATCGATCAACATCACAACATCAAATGCCTTCGGGGCGTGGTTGAAGGGATACTGTAACCGGCACAAAATACGCGTGTGTGACCTTTCAAGAGTGCTTGGAGTAGGAAGACGCCACATAACGCACTGGATACAGGGGACGAGCCACCCACGGCTAGTGAACGGCGTGTTTCTTATTGATGCCTTATCCAAGATCACCGGAGAAGATGGAGTCGCGATCTATGTTGATATGCGCGACCACGTAAAAAAAGACTTCTAAAACGAAGAAGGCCCGCACTAGTGCGGGCCTTCTGTTGCTTGTCATGTTGCTATTGCTTAATTAGCTTCTCTATCTGATTGGGAATGTCTTTTTTTCTCCAGTCATACAGCATTTTATTGACTTCAATCATTAGTCGGGAAATAGCTGCCTTGTCTTCAGTCTGAACAGCCTCCATCCATTCGATTCCAATTTGAGATCCACATGCGGCTTCTCTTGTTAATCTGTCTATGATTATCTTGATGTCTTTAGGTAGTGTCATTGTTGACTCCGTTGTTGTTGGTTACACTTATATATTATCACTATAATACGTATAATCAAGTATTATTTTAATTTATTTTTATCTTTCGATACAACGCCCTATTTATCGAGATCATAGAGAGTAGATTTATTCATCAATAACAATCGGAGCTATAGTACATCGACAATTTATATCCATCTCCGGCGCACCGAAGGAGGCCGGCGCACTGCCGCTGTACTTGCCGATCTTGAACTCCTCACCGGCTGCGACTGTCTGCCCGTCAAGCCGCTGATGCTCGGGCCGCACTCTATCGTCATTCGAAGAGATCCATTGCTTCAGGATCTGAATCCCTTCTTCCCGTTCTATCTTGTTGTACGCGTCGTTTGTTGCTCGATTGATTGCGCTCGTTGTCTCCGTCTGTGCAATCAGGCGCGCTCTTGATTCGCTGAATGGGAGATACTCGTCTTTATCTATCTGCGCGGCGATCTCGCGATTGCTGAGGCCCTCTTCGATGCCCTCTCGAATCGTCTTGCGTAGCCTGTCGCGCGTTGTCTTCTCCATCTGCCTCGCGAACTCCTCGACGAGATCAACAGTGATGCTTCGATCGCCATAGCGAAAGTCGAGCGGTCTTTGTCGTCCTAACATCTCGTATATTTCGTCGATCGTTTCGTTGCCCGTCAGCATCCATGTATCGGTATAGAATCGGCCGATCGTGTCTTTGATGATTTGGACTTCCTGCGGCGATCTGAGCAACTGCATCCAACTGAGCGAGCGCACCTTCTCCGGCTGTACGTTGCGCGCTTCGTTCACAATCTGATTGATGCGAGACAACACGCGACCTTTAGCTCCGTTAAGATAACGCTTCGAGATCCGTTGGAACTGCTCCGTTGTCGGCTCGACTTTCTTCTGTATCCAGGAGTTCCAAAAATCGGAGCGCTGCTCTTCGGATCGAAACTGCTTCTTGCTGATCTTTTGTTTTGCCTCGCGGATGACAGATCGCATATGCGCAAGGCCGCGCGATCCAACAACCAGCCATTTGATCTGAGCAACAACGCCGGCGATCCTAAAGTCTTTCAAGTGCCTAGCTGCCCACGCTTCGCGCAA